AGGTCGTTCATCAGCGTTTCCTGGCCTTTGCAAAGGCAATGGCCCGCAACATGGCCTCTTTCTTCTGGCCCTTCACCTTGGCCCGCGTAACCGTGCTCGGGATGTTGCGATGGACCTCAGCCATCGCCGCTTCTACCTTCGATCGACTAGGCTGACTGTGCCACTTGTGCCGTGGTGTATGCTTGGGTGCCTTCATTACATCCCCCCTGCCACCGGCATGCGTTCGACGGGTAGGTTGCCTGGCACCTCTTGCGGCCCCCCGCCGCTCCCCCCTCCGGCGCCAGGCGTCCCGCCCTGCTGCTGCATCAGCATCTGCTGCATCTGGCCCATCTGGGCCTGTTCTTGTGGGTCTGGCTCCAGCGTGGATGGATCGAGGTTGACGCTCTTGAACAAGTGATTCCAGATTTTTGTCGGGCTGAACCGCTGCCAAAAGGTGAGGCCCATGACCGGATTGCTCCCCGCCAGTTGCAAAATGGCCATGAGCTTCTGGAAGTCCCGCACCCGCGCCACAATGGCCGATAGGCCGGTGACTTTGAATTGACACCCGGCGAGCTGGGCATAGCGCTCAGCCGGACTGAGCATGGCGAGGCGTAGTGCGGCCTCTTCCCCCACCGCGGACACGACTTCTTCGGCGTCGGCATCGTCCATAAATTGCATCAGGTTCGACCACATGAGCGAGAGGGCTTGGCTGATCGTCTTTTCGGTGTCTTTGATCATGCCGTCGAAGAAGTTGGCACTCTGCGCTTGCGCTTCCACCACGGCGGTCGCCGTCGTCTCCCCGCCTGGCGTCTGCCCCATGCGGGTCGCATTCACCTGTGTGGCAATTTGAAACTCCTGATCGGTGAGCTGAAACGCGGCCAGCGCTTCTGGGGGCACTTTGCCCGTCACCACTTGCTCCACCACCTTGAGCCCCGGAGGCGTCCCCTCTTTGATAATCAGCGTATCGCCCTGTACAATGCCGTCTTTCACCTGTCGTGGATCGTCCAGGTACTCGGGATAGAGTTGCTTGACGCCCCACACGGAGGCAATGCCACCGTCCAGGATCAGGTTATACAGCTCGTCCTCAGCCTTATTCAGCGCGACGGCATGATCAAAGAGTGCCTTGTGCCACGTACTGAACGGCACACGCAGCAAGGGACGGCTAGCAAAGGGGTGCTTACCATGCCAATAGGGGTTGGGCTCTGGGGGCCTGATCAGATACTTGTTGTTGGCCATGGCGCACACGATATTCCGCTCGGCATACCGCCCGCGGTCATCAAGAATATCCCCCCAGCACTCCAGAATGACCACCCGCCGCCGAAAGTCTGGCGGGGTCGCATCGGTTCGATCCCGCGAGCGCTCATCGGTGCGATAGGCCTGATCCTCTTCCTGGGCATAGTCCTCTTCGATCTGATCGACCATCGCCTGATCATACACGCCCGCGTCGGCCATGGCCTGCACCTGGGCCAAGTCGCGCTCAACTTCGTGCATCTCGTACAGCTTGCGCCCGGTGGGATCGGGTAAGTAGTCCTCGGGCGCCACGAGATCAATCACCGATTGCCAATAGTCCACCTGCCGTCGCACGAGGTTCGACACAATCTGCGGCACCACGGAGCCATCAGGCGCGGGAATATACTGAATCCCCCGCTCGGCTCGAAACACGTCTTTGGTGGCGTCCCTCCCGTGGATTTTAAGAATCATGAGGCTACCCATGAGCGCCACGGTGATGAGATCCGCCACGAGCGCCGGGAAATCCTCATCCGGCACACTGCCGCTCGTGCTGGCGCTATCTAGGGCATATTGCAGCAGCTTCCGGGCTTGCTCATCGCTCAAGACATCCTCTTGCTTCAGATCCGTGGTAAACCAATCGCCAAAGTCGGTCAATCCCCGCTCGATGAAGGCGCTAATCTGCTCTTTGGCCATGGCGACTTTAGGCAAATGTTCGCGGCTCTGGCCCTTCTGCTTGTGCGACCAGTCCATGACCCCCATGAACATATCCCAATTGGCCTTGGTGAGGCGTAGGCGCTCTTCGCGGGCCTTGTGCGCCTCGGCTCGGTACGCTCGTAGCGCGGCCATGACGGTCAGGCTGGCGCCTTGAACCACCGGGGGGTCATCGGTGATTGGTGTGGCTTGTGGGCCTGTTCGTCGTCTAGCTTGCGCCATACCGTGCCCCTGGTATCCGTACCGGCCCTGATTCGGCCTTGTGTAAGCACTCGCTACAGATCCCGATTGTGTGTGTCGCGGCACTCAGCCGCAACCCACAGTGGCGACAATCCGCGTCCCACTGGTAGGGCACCATCGGTTCATACACCACGACGGGCGAGGCCGGTGTCTCGGGCTCAATGACTGGCCTTGGCGCCTTGGCGCGTCCAGTAGGGGCGACTCTGCCGCCGCCGCGGGCGTTGCTCTTCTTCGCTGGTGCCTTCATGTCGCATTCCAATGAGGGCCATGCGTCGATATCGTGACCCGGTGCCTCCCATGCCCCCCTGGATGATCATCCCACCACTGACGGTCATCGGCTGCGCCAGATCAGTCTCTAGCGCCTGACTGACCAAGCGCCGCTTGGGTGCCCAGGCAATAGGACGGGCCAGATCAGTCTCGACCACTTGCCCGACGGCCTTGAGCTTGCGCTTCGTGAGCGCTTGTGCAAGGTCCGTCTCGCTCACCTGCCCGACGGCCTTGAGCTTGCGGCTGGTCAGGGCTTGGGCGCTGTCCGTCTCGAGGGCTTGCCCAATCAGGATCGCATGTTGCGCTCGGATGGCTTGGGCGAGATCGGTTTCGGTAGCCTGCCCCAGCGTCCGGCGTTTCTGGCCTGTCAGCGCTTGGCTGCTGTCGGTCTCGGTCGCTTGGCCCAGTGGCACCCGATGCTGCGCCGTGATCGCTTGGGCGCTGTCGGTCTCCAGCGCTTGCCCGACGGCCTCCACCATCTGCTGACCAAGGGCTTGCGCGGTATCGGTCTCTTCGGCCTGGCCCAACGTGCGACGTTTGGCCGTGGTGAGCGTTGAGGCACTATCGGCCTCGGTGGCTTGTCCAACCAGACGGAGCTTGCGAACCGTCAGCGCTTGAGCACTGTCCGTCTCGGTGGCCTGGCCCACGAGGCGCCGGATCGCCCAGGTGATGGCCTGTGCACTGTCGGTCTCTGTCGTCTGCCCCACGGCAATGAACTGCTTGCCCACCAAGGCTTGGGCCAGATCCGTTTCGAGCGCTTGCCCAACCGTCTGCTGCTTGCGGCGTGTGAGCGCCTGCGCCAGATCGGTCTCGGTGGCTTGTGCCACCGCCAACAGCTTCCGGCTGGTGAGCGCCTGGGCGCTGTCCGTCTCCGTCGCCTGGTTGACCGTCGCCCGCTTGAGGGACGTCAGCGCTTGCGCCGCGTCAGTTTCCAGCGCCTGACTGACCGTGACGAGCTTACGGACGCTGATGGCTTGGGCTAGCGTCGTTTCCGTGGCTTGCCCGATTAGACGATCTTTCGGCGCCCAGGCGATCGTCTGCGCGGTGTCGGGCTCGACCACTTGACCGACGGCAATTGTCTGCGGGCCAGCCGTTTTGACTGGCGCCAGGAGACGTGACCGAAAAGGAAAACTGCGCCCAAAAATCGGCATACGTTATGCCCTATGACGCCCGGAAAAATCCAGCAGTCGCTATCTGGGCTACAATATCGCTGCCATCCGGAGTCACGACGAAATCATGCGCTGTCAACGGGATAATCGCGCTATCCGCCCCGCCCGTGCTATCGGGGTCATAACACACCAGGAGTTTACTCCAGCCATCACCCGCCGCCACCGCCGTCCAGGTCTGATCGGCAATATCCACGTCCACACGATCGTTGGTGTCATCCACGGTCACGGTAATGCCGGCCGTGTTATCCAAGACCTTCCGCGCATAGCCCGAGTTGGTGACTTCGTTCGTCGTCCCAGCCACCACAGCCGCGAGGTCGTTCATGTCGATCAAGGTCGCGTCGGATTCGAGCCCGGAGGTCGCTAACACGACGATCACAAACACGCTATTGGTCGGGTCGTTCGCATTCACGCGGGCCGCGTATTCGGCCACTTTTCCTTTGGCAATGTTGAACACAAAATTGGCCATGGCTGTCAGCCCTCTTCGAACTCTAAATACGCTTGAACGTTCACCGTCGCCGGTGCTGTGCAGCGAATCAGCAACGCATCACCCGTCACGGTCTGCTCAGGCTCCCGACCCAGCGGAAACTGGATCACGAATGGCAACCCGGCCGGATGCACCAACCAGCGCTTCAACACGGTAATCGTCGTGGGCTCCGCCGTGAAGTTGCGCGCCCCGGTGGCCTGCACGGTGCGGGTGGGGCCCCGAAGTTGGACGATGGTATGCGCCGTACTCGTCCCAGCGCCCGCCTGGGTACAGGAGCACAGCTCAACCGTGACCGGCTCCGCCGTGACGCTGGTGCCATCGAAGCTCGCGCCCAGCTCAACGATGCGAATCAGCGAGTTCGCGGCGTTGATTACACTCACCACCGTTTTGGCGGTGGCCGCGGTGAGCGCGATATCACCGTTCGACTCAACGGTATAGCCTGGACTGCTCATCGCGTCTCCTAAAAATACGCCGCTCGCATCATGGCGACTGGCGCCCGCATGACCGATGCTAACTTCTCGGCAGCCGCAGCCGCCCCCTTGAAGCTGGCCAAGCACGCAAACCAACTCCGACTTGCACCCAGGGTAAAATTGACCACTTGGCTCGTAGTAGCTGCGACAATTTTGTACTGGCTGCTATACGTCTGGCCGTTGTCGTTGTCCTCGTTTTCGCTGATCTCTGTATAACTATCTGCCGTATCCACCGCCCAGGTCGTATCATTGCCGGTATGCGAGCCCATGGCAATCACGACTTCATCGGCTTGTGCCAACGTGCCACTGGTGACTGAAGGGCCACTGGACGAGCCGCTATTCGTCACATTGGCATCAAGCCCTGCAGCGGTAGCAGCAGAAGAAAACTCCAAAATATCCCCTTCAAGTTGACCATCGAGGCTTCCTGCGCTCCACGTATATGTTAGTGTTGTATTACCACTCGCAACATTCAAGGCATAAATAATGGCAATATGACTATTTGCATCACCATTAGCAATAACCGCTTGCTGCCAACTATTACTAGGACTACTTGTAATCGTAATTGTACGCCCTTGGCCATGATAATACGCTATCGGTGCCACCAACAAACTACCCGCCGCGACGCCATTGATCAGTTGCGTAGTCGTATTGGGAAACGTCGTCCGCGTCTTATGCACAATCGCTTGCGCAAGCGTGATCGCCACACGCTAGCCCACCTGATCAATGAGCGTGAGTGCATCGGCACTTTGAATGACACCCTTGATCGCGCCCAGTGTGCCAGCGATGAGGTTGTAACAATCATCCCCAGTGCCCGCGCTAAGGCCAAAGAGCGTTTCTACACCACCATAGTTCGTATCGTTGATATTATGTTCCATAATGCCCTTGATCTTTTCAGCCTCGTCAATCACATTGCGCAAGTGATCGACAAAGCGCTTGAGATCGCCCGCAAATTTATGCGTGAGCGGTGCTGATTCGTTGATCGTGATAAAGTCTTGTGCCATAGCCGTGCCTACCTCTGCTTGCGACCTACCTTCGCCCGGTAGCACTCAAGGCAGATATCTTCTTCCCGTAGCGGGTCGTAACTGTGACTACTCGAAATGTGTCCGCAATCCCGCAGATCTTTGACCCCGCCTTGCGCTTCCAAGGGTGGCCCCCAATCCACGGTGATCAGCGGATAATGCTCGGCTGGGGGCTCTGGCGTCGTCCAGAGGCGCTGCCAGTAGTCACACAGCCAGGCCCACGCGCTCACATGACCTCCTGCTTGAACAAGCTCACCTGTACCTCGCCGGTGATACTGCCCACCAGCACGCAGCGTAAGCGTTGATCCTGCGTGACCTGGATCTTGTTGGGCAGCATCAAATCGTCATTCTTGTTGCTGTCCGTCGCGGCAAACCGCCGCCGCTGGCTCTGCACGGTGGCATCATTGGCCGCATTCCTGAGCTGCAGGTCGTACACCACAGCCACCGTCGCACTGGCCACCACACCCACGAGGTAATAGCCTCCCCGCAGCGCACTCAATGGCCCCGTGTCGACTAGCACATCCCCGTTGCTGGGATTGGTGAGCACGTTGCCGGTATGCCATTGCCCGATAAGTGCCGTCGTCATGGGCGAGGCTCCGGGAATGGCTTGGGGGTCTGTCGCACGGTCATGATGCCCTCATGCTCCTCAATCCATTGCATCCACCAGCGGCGAAGGGCTTCACGCCGGGCCAGCCAGGGATCATACTGCATCACGCGATAGAGCGCATTCAGCGCGGCGTCATCGATGCCGAGGTGGGTGCAGGTCTCTCGCGTCATCGTCCCGCCCCCACACCATACGCGGCGGATTTCACCGACACCCGCCCTTGCGGCGCACGCTGCTGTCGCACCGGGCGCTCGGTGATGCAGAGATAAGAGGCCCCGTCACTTAAATGGGTCAACTGGCTGTACGGGTCACGGTGATTGTAGGTCTTCTTGAGCCCACCATGCGGGTCCATCAAGACTTGCTCAAAATCTCGAATCATCGCCACGCACTTGGGGTCGATCAGGATATGGCTCGCCCCCTGCGCGTCCTTAAAGGCGGCGTTCATGGCGTTCAGGCGATCAACCTCCAACGGATTCGCGGCGGGCACTTTCATCTTGACCGGGCTCGGATACCGCTGCAAGCGCGACAGGATCAGATCATAGCTGCTCCGCGGCTTCCCGGCTGTCGTATGGCTGCGGTTGCCTCCATTGGCATCGCCATAAATCCAGAGCTCATGCGGGTGCCGGGGGTAGCGCCGCTCAAACTCATCGAGCATGGCGTCGATGTTGCCCTCATCGAGCACGATCTCATCGTAGCAATACATCTGATCGGGATGCACCTGCCAAAGCGAGGTGCAGAACGGGCTGACGTTAAAGTCCCAGGCCCAGCACAAGGGCCGGTGTGGTGACAGCGGCGGAAGCTTGCGCACATGCACGGCGCGGGCAAAGTTCCCATACGCCACGGCGCCTGCAATCCCCGGCAGAATCTCGCCATTCAGTCGAATGCGCCGCGATAGGGAGCCCAATGGGTAGCGGGATTCAAGCTGCTGAATCTCTTCGCCGCTCAGGTGGGGATTATCGTAGATGCTGGCCTGGAACAGCCCGACATCGGTCACACGGCCTTGAATGATCGGCTCGAGGATTTCCTGGTACACCCAGGAGATGCTTTCGACATGCCCCTGGGGTGGGAGAATGGTGGCGGTGAAAAACTTGCGAAAGCGCCGTCCCGCGCCGATACGGATCAAGAGCTCGTCATAGTGCGGCTTCTTCGGCGGTTCATCGCCATGCAGCCAATCGATCGCCCCGCCTGCGACCTTAAGGGCGTCCTGCTCCCCCGACTTCCAGCCGATAAACGAGCCGTTGCGCAGCTTGAGGATCTGCGCCTCGACTTCCCACTTCGCAATCTCCCGCTCAGGGATAAAGGGCTCGGGCATCCCCGGCTTGAGGTAGCCATTGTCGAAGTATCTCGGCTGGATAATGTCGCGGTTCGTATTGCTATCGAGGCCCAGCACCCAGCCCGCCGTAGCCTTGTCCCGTACGTCCATGCTCGTGCCATCAGGCAAACGGCTGTACGCGGTGCCGACCGGCTCAGGAAGGCCCTGCCGGGCCAGCGTGGCACCACAGTACGCCCCGACGCTCGTGTTGTGGTGCAGCACGCCTGATGCCCAATAGCAATGTGTCCCTTGTACCTCAAAGTCTACTATTGGACGTAAACCGATTTTCTGGTATGCTATTAGCCTACAACCACCCACCAGGAGGATCGGCCATGGCAATACGTGCCAATCGTTGCTACCGTACCACGCAAGACCTTGAATCTCGTGGTATTGCTGTTCTGTTGGAGCAGGGCTTGACCCGTCGTCAGGTCGCTGAATCTCTTCATTGCCACAAGTCGACGGTCGATAAGTGGTGTCAGAAGCATCAGTGGTCCACAGGGCGAACAGGGCCGAGAGCAGGTGAGGGTCATCCCTCGTGGAATGGGGGAAGGCGCCTAGACAAGCACGGATACGTTCAGGTGTGGGCACCGTTACATCCACAATCTCACCAGGATGGCTATGTGTATGAGCACCGCTTGCTAGCAGAGGTCTTGCTATGGCGCTATCTTCGGACGGAGGAAGTTGTAGACCATATTGACGACTGGCCCTATCATAATTGGCCTGATAATCTTCGTCTCTTTCCGTCCAACGCGGATCACCTATCCTGGACAACAAGCTACCGACCGCAATCCACCCGGCGCGGGTCAATACCCGGTGCCTATACGTCGCCTCAAAAGCTTCCCCAGTGTCCAGATGCAGACGCAACGCTGGCTCAATGCTCCGCAGAAATACGGCAGAGGCTTGACTGGCACATCGAGTCACACCGTCCCAGGATTGAACATCGAAACTTGCCTCGCCGATCATTTCGGCAGGTAGGCGCGTGGCGGAACCCATTTCCACGGGTGTCCATGGGGTAAGACACTTGCCCACACGATTGGCGCCCACGAACCAATTTTCCCAGTGGCCCCCGTCCTCCGGGTGCAGCACGCTCTGGATAAAGGGCTGATGCACAATGAGCGGCTGCCACAGGCGCAACGGGTCGCTGGCCTGACGTTGGGCCAAGGTGAGACTGGCGATGCGCTGGAGGAGTTGCAGCTCTTCTGCCGTCGGCATCAAGGCTTCTCCACCACGGGCCCCAACGTGCCCCCAAGTCGGGTCGCCGCGGGCCTCTTCAGCAGCAACAGCTCATTAAACGCCTGCAAGATGAGCTGTTGCCCTCGCAAAAAGGTGGCTTGAATCCGCTCCAGGTCGGTCACGGCTTCGTCTGCGGCACGCCGAACGCCCCGCCCAAGCTGGACGCCTGATTGATCACATGCAGCGTAACCACCTCGCTGATATGCTGCACGCCGGCGCCCAGGTCCACATCCGCCTCGACGCTGTAGGCCGTATCCACGGGGCCAGCCTCGCCGTCGGGCAGAGTGTCGGAGACGAGAAACATCTGATAGCCGGCAGGCTTCGACGCATCCCAGGCGGGATGGAGCGGATCGTCCAACAGCGTGCCATTGCCACTGACCACGGTCCACACCGGCACACCATCCAGTGGGCCATCGGGGTTGAGCGTGTAAAGCACCATCTGTGTATCACCAATCGTCGCTTCCGGCATGGCGTTCTCCCCTGTGTGACTACGCCGCACTCCCCGGCAACAGGCGCAACGCGCCGTCGGTGTCCCTGGCTTCCATGGCGGACAGAAATGCGCCGAGCTCCAGGTCACTGAGACTCAGTAAGACGCTGATATGGGTCTGGGTAATGTTCAGGTCGACCGTCTCTTTGGGCTTGCCCCAGAGGTGTTCGGCAAAGAATTTTTCCATGTGGGGCGCATCGCCGGCCTTGAGGCGAATAGCGAGGGCTTTAAGGTACTCGGGTTGTTGCAGCAGCTCAGCCGCCATCTCCTTGATGGGAATGACTTCGAGGGTGGCACGGCTCACGGAGCCTTTAGGTCTGCCAGGGCCAGGCATGCCCTGACCAAACCGTCCGTTCGACAGCCGAATAGGAGGCTTGGGAACGATCCGTTTTCGACCGTTTGAGGGCCGTTTGTCGGACGCCAACCATCTAACTCCGCGAATTTTGGCAGGTATGAGCGAGTATACGGCAGGATATGCGAGATGTCAAGAATGATGAAAGCAGACATGGCGTCTGCCTAGCGGGTCATCGAGCGCCAGGCGGTGAGGGTGCCATCAGGGCCAAAGCGCAGCATGAGCACCTGTCGATCCTCGTCCACCATCGTCTGGACGCCGGCACCCGCGGAGAGGCCAGCCATGGCACCGCCCCAGACGCCCGTGGTCGGACCCTGATAGGCCGGATACGGGCGATAGCTGTAGGCGCTCGTCTCTGAGCGCTCCCAGGCGAGGAGCGTGTCAGATCCCAAATGTCGCTCATAGGTGGGAGGCCCCAGGCGCATCAGCGCCTCATCCATCGTCAGGCGTCCCACAGCGGCATCCATGTTCGCCTCAAAGCGTGAGGTGGCGCAGCCAGCGACGAGCACGACCAACATCAACACCATGAGCGGTAACCACATCAACCGAGACACGAGACGCTGGACCCGATGCCGCACACACCAGGCCTCAATGGTGTCACCCCACAGGGACGCCGTGGTGATCATGGCGAATCCCATCACCACAAACGCCCAGGCCCACCACGGGGCCATCTGCATGTTATTGAGCACAGATCTCAGCACATCCGTCAGCATCCTGAGCCCTCCGCCGTCGACCCACCGAAATCCTCTGGAGATTGTAGCAACATTTCCTTCGCGTTCGCCACCATATGCAAGCATAGGCGAATGACCGCCGATTCATTTTGCTGGCCCCAGCGGCGCATAACTTTTTTGAGCGCTTCCTCGTCGGCATCGGTCAGATCCACCGTCGTCCGCTTGGCCATCGCAGACCTCATGCACCATATCCTCACATATTGTCATACATTGTCATGGAATCACGTCACCATAGAATATATCTCCAGTATTTAATATATGCAATAAATTTTTATATGTGCCAATTTTGGGCTTGACTTTATTCCATCACCAGCCCATATTAAGTCAAGCATTGGCTCAATTCGAGGCACTAGAGGAGAGTGATGGTTATGGTTGACCATAACTTAATGACCGTTCCAGTGGATAGGCGCACCCATCAAATTCTTCGAGTGCTCGCCGCAGGGAAGGGCATCAAAATGCGTGAGCTGCTCGAAGAAATGGCCAAGCCCTATGAGCATATACTGATCCCCTTCGACACACCGAACGGGCACAAAGCCAAAGCATCTCACGACTAAGCCGGGCTCCTGACACCCAACTCGCCGGTCACAGAATAGGTCACAGGTCGTATGCTCATTCTTCCACAATGCCAGGCACCATTTGTTGAGCCAGATGCTCACGCCCTAGCTCACACCCTCCTGATCAAGCGATGCGGGCAGGCGTGTGGCCGCATCGAGGCGATGGATCGCCTGGCGTTCATGCTCCACGCTCGGATGCGTATAGGCGGCGGTCATCGTGATTGTCGCGTGCCCGAGCCAGCGTTGCAGGGTTGGCAAGTCGACGCCGGCCTCGATGGCTCGGGTGGCAAACGTGTGGCGACAACTGTGGGGTGTGATCGCCAGATCCAGCCCCGCCCGCTCCACCGCCCGCCGAAACATCGTCCGAATACTCTTGTAGCCAAAGATACGGCTGTCGCGGCCGTGCATGGGGAGGTGTGCCAGCACCTCCCGAGCCGTGCGATTCAAGGGCACCTGTCGTGCCCGTCCGCTCTTGGCCACATCGACGCCTACCTGTACCAGACCCGCCTTGAAATCCAGATCATCCCAGCGCAAAGCCATCAGCTCCCCGAGGCGAAGGCCCGTATGCAACGCAAAGCGCGTCAGCAGGGCCAATCGGCTCGGCATGGCGGCGAGCAGCGCGGTCTCTTCTGCCAGGCTGATGATCCGTCGTGGAGCCTGCCGGGTGCGCAGATTCCGCACCGTGGGAATGCGCTCCAACACGCCCCACTGACCCGCCACTTTGAGGGCGTGTTTGATCGGCGTCAGGTAGACGTTGATCGTGCTCGGCGTCAGGCCCCGATGCAACCAGGTCGTCTGCAGCAAGGCCAGCGTTTCCCCGGTGATCGCGGTGAGGGGCATCTCGCCCAACACCTCACAGGCGAGGCGAAAGGCGACGTCAGCCACGCGCACCGTGTTGGGCCGGCGTTGCGGCTCCCACCAGCGCTGAAAACGTCGGAGAAACTCCGCGAACGACGTCATCTGCGGTGGCGGCGGTCTGAGGATACCCTCGGCTACCTCCACCCGGCGTTTACGCTCGGCTTGCAGCGCCGTCTGATAGCTCACCGGGCCAAGGGATTGGCGATAGCGTTTCCCACGAAACCGAAAATCGTATTGATACGAGTGGCCACGTCGGTACACAGCCATGATGGTCCTCCTACGTTCGGCGCGTCAGGAGCCCAAAACCATCATATCGGTGCATCGGCGTGGCGTCTAGAGGGTGCGCTCCAGGCCAGGGATGGGAGGCTCGTGCTGGGCACCTTGGCAGGCACCAGCGCGAGTTGAAGAGCGCCGGGGGGCGCCACCTGGCCTGGGGTGCATCGGGAAGGGAGAGGGCATGGATGGACATCTGTTGATCGCGGTGCAAGCCATCATGATCTGGAAGACCGGGCACTTCCTGCCGTCGCAGACCTGGCATCTCACAGGCCCCTATGCCCCGCTGCTGAAGGCGCTGCAAGCCTGCCTGATCACCTGTGACGACTGGACACCCGCACAGCGGGCGGTGATGTGTAGGGACATCTGGTCGGCGGTGGGGGCCTGGCCACGCTTCAAGGTGCTCGGGGATGGGGTGCAGGCATTCGAGGAAAGGGTGGCCAATGCCCGGTAGCCTGGACACACTTCCAGACATCCCGTATGGCGATGTCTTCAACGCCGCCTGCCTGATCCAGCTCTATGGGCAGGATTTGCGGTTCTGTAAGCCGCTGGGTGGCTGGCTGCATTGGACCGGGACGCATTGGAAGCTCGATCAAGTCGACCACATCATGGAATTGGCGCGCCAGACGATTACAAGGCTCGGTGAAATCGCCTTACAGCGGCAAAACACCGAAATGCTCAAGCACATTTCTCGATGTTTTCAGCATCGACAGCTCACGAACATGCTGCGGCAGGCAGAAACCTTCCCTCATGTGGTGGCGACAACCGATCAATTCGACCAAGACTCCTGGCTGCTCAACTGCCAGAACGGGACCATCGACCTCCGCTACGGCCTGATCGATCAAACGAGACCCCATCGGCGTGAGGATTGGATTACCCGATGCCTCGATATCCCGTATAGTCCCGACGCCGAGTGTCCGACGTGGCAAGCCTTTCTCTGGCGGGTCATGGGTGGCCCCCTTCCCGAAGAAGAGGGCAGTGAGTCCGCGCTGCTTGAGCGCCATGAACGGGCCGAACGCCTCGTAAGCTTTCTTCAACGCGCCGTCGGGTATGCCCTCACCGGCCGCACCGATGAGCAGTGCGTATTTATTCTCTATGGCACGGGGCGCAACGGAAAAAGTCGATTCATTGAAGCCTGTCATGAGTTACTCGGACCCTATGCCAAATCCGCGAACATGCAGAGCTTTTTGCATCAAGAGCGCGAAACGGTCCGGAATGATCTGGCAGACCTGCATGGCGTGCGGCTCGTCTCCGCGATCGAAGCGAACCAGGGCCAGAAATTCAGCGAGGGACTATTGAAGCAGCTCACCGGGGGCGATCGCGTGAAAGCGCGGTTTTTGTTCAAAGAGTATTTCGAGTTTCTGCCGCACTTCAAGCTCTTTCTGGCCTTCAATCATAAGCCCGTGCTCAAAGGGAACGACATGGCCGTGTGGGAACGGGTCAGGATGATCCCGTTTGATGTGTATATCCCTCCGCATGAACGTGATCCATATCTACAAGAAAAGCTGCGGGCGGAGCTGCCAGGCATCCTCACATGGGCGGTCGATGGATGTCTCGCGTGGCAGGTCGGCGTCAATGGGAGCCCAAGTGGCCTCCGTCCACCAGAAGAAGTCACACAAGCCACCGAAGCGTACCACCGAGAAATGGACGATCTGGGGGAATTTCTGGATGAGCGATGCCTCCGTTCAGATCTGGTCCGGGTCGACGGCAAGGATCTGTATCAAGCGTATGTCGACTGGTGTGCTCACGAGAATCAACCGCCGATGCATGTGAGAACCTTCGCACTTGACTTGCAACATCGAGGCGTAACTCGGCAGAAAAGCAACGGAAAAGTCTGGTACAAGGGCATTGCTCTCAAAGACATAAGCAGTGACTAAGTGACGATAGTGACTCATTTCCCAAAGGGTATAGGCGCGTATATAAGGAGGTTACGAAAAACGCATCACCGCCGTCACTTCGTCACTAGGAGAGGATTGGGAGAAATGATCGAGAATATTCATGGTGTCGTGACATTTGATCAGCGGCGAACATCTCGAGAGAAGGCCACACATGAGCGGCTGTGCAGATACCTCAGAGAGCAGCCGTTAGACGATATTCGCCAAGCATCCGTGGTGTTCTGGTATGCGCATCAGCCTGTACGTATGTCCGCGCTACGCTATCTGGCGTACGTCGCGGCCAAGTGAGGAATGTACCCATGCTGACCCCCCACGGCGCCACCATCCACCTGGAGCTCCCCGGCTGGCTGCTGATCTTCGAGGCCGGCGCCTTCACCGACGCCTCTGTGAGCGTGGGCGATGACGACGTTCAGGTGCATCTCACCTGCAGCCATGCGGCGCTGGTGCAGGCCCAAAAGCGGGGCAAAGCCTACAAACGTGCCATGGCGCGGCAGGGACGGGAGCAGCAGATGGCGGAAGCCGTGACCCGCAAACGAGAGGAGCGC